TATCGTCCAAGAAGGTACCTTTATGTATAATTTTACTGCATCTGGTACTGTTCTTAAAGGAGAACCTGTCTGTGCACCAGATTCTACTACATTTGGACTTGCTAAAGCTGCAACTCGTGCTACAGCAGCAAGCTGTATCGGAGTAGCTGCATACCCACAAACTGATGGTAAGAAATTAGGTGTCTATGGACCAGGTAATATCGTAAGAATTACTGTTTCAGGAGCTTCGGTAGTAGCTGGAGACATCTTGATGCCAACTGAATATGGTTGGTGTGATTCTGATGGATATCCAAGTGGACATGCTATCTGCTTGCAAACACAAGCAACTACAACTGGAACTACAATTGCTTTGTTAATTTAAAATTATTTAAGTAAAATATGTATGTCTAATGTTTAATGTTATAAATAATATAAGTGAAACTATGGTTAATAAGTTAAGTAAACTCTTAGAATATACGGTTGCAAGACCAAGCGAACAACAAAAAATGCTTACAAAGAACTCTTTCAAGAGTGCAGTAGGAGAGGAAACCCTCAAAACCCTTTTGCAGAGTGAAAATCAAGCTATCAGCGATTCTACATTAGTACAAGAGGAAGTATATAATACTGTTATAGCTGGTGCTGAGCCTTTCAGATGTCTGAGAGAAGTTACTCCTGTAGTTAACACATCTACCTATTCAGTTAGATTTGTTAAAGGAGAAGCTGGAACCTATGCAGGTAAAGTTGCAGAAGGCTCAAATATCGACATCGATGTACAAACATATGAGAAACAAGACATTACCATCGACAAATGGGGAACTAGACCTGTCATTACAAACGAACTTATCGAAGATTGTCTCTTTGATATTGTGAACCTCGAGCTTCAAAAAGCTGGTGCTCGAATGGAAAATGCATTGAACAGATATATGCTCTACCAAATGATCGCTGGTAGTAATGCAGTTTCAACAAACTCTGTTGATCCTGGTGCATCAACCAAACTCTCAGTTGCTCACCTTGCACAAGCTATTGCCAAGATTAAAGGCCAAAACTACATGCCTGATGTCCTCATGACTCATCCGCATGCAGAAGGCTCACTCTTGCAAGATAGTAACGTTGCATACACCGCTTACATGGGCACCTCTGGACCACTCGTCTCTGGTAACATTCCAAAACTTATGGGATTAACTCCATATACTTGTACTGTTACTGAACAAACAACTCCAACCTGGGATAACACCAATGCTGGATCAGATATTCAAGCACTTGTTTTCTCAAAACAAGACTTTGCAACACTTTGTATGAGAAGAGATATCACCATTGAAGATTATGCTGACCCAATCCACGATCTTGTTGGAATGGCTATCACTATGAGATTCGGTGGAGATGTACTTAGAGAAACAGCAGCTTGTAAGATCTTGTATCGAGCATAAGCTAAAGTAAGTAGTATACTACTGAACAATGTTATACTGTATTTTATATTTTATAAAATAAAAAAGGTGAAAGATATGGCTGGAACAGTTTATCCTGAATTGAGGATACCATACAGACTTTATATTGGAACTGATGAGGGTGTCTATATTAGTCAACCTGCTGATGGAAAAGTTAAAGTCACTGCTGATGCTGGTGGTGCAGATGATATTGAGCTACAAGGTGGAATTACTTTAGATGGTAATACTACTATGGACACTGGCCATTATTTAATCTTTCCAAACGATGCAGCTGCTGGATCTGGTAATTACGACGCTAGTTTATTCAAGACAGTGGATACTAGTGGAGGTCCAAGTGGACTATCTGTTGGATGGATTAAGGTTATGGTTGGAGCCGTTACTGGTTATGTACCAGTATATAGTGGAAGTTGTGTAGCTTAAAGGCGATTCTAGTGAACAAAGATAAATTACGAGAAATAATTATTCTCACTGATGGTATAGAGTGGGAGTTATCTCCTAACTCTAATTCATCAATCCTTGAGATCAAGGAAATATGTAAAGAATTATTGGAAAAATATTAAGTGATAAAAAATAGTGGAAGTGATAGAATCTTACATGGACAAGGTATAGCAGCAGATGAAGAGAATGATCAAGGTTTTCTTACTAAAAAACATCTTAAAAAGAGACAAAAAGGTCTCTTAGATAGAACTAAATTGACTGCTGAAGAGTTAGAAAGGTATCACATTGAAGATACAGACGGACTTGGTAGAACAGATTTAGAGATATATGAAGTAAGTCAATATCCATTTCCAATAGATCCTTCTATTAAAAAGAGGGAAAAAGTTAATTTAGCTACTGTAAAACCAGGACAAGGTGAATAAAATGGCTGATTACATACCAAAATATTGTAGTGAACATCTAGTAAGATCATTCTTTACACCTCCAATTGATTATGATGATGTGTCAAAACAGGAAATATTAACAAAGATAAAAGTTGCAGAGACTTATGTAGAAAAAGCTTATCAGGTAACAAGTGCTGATATAGCTGAAGTACCTGTTCTCTTGCTTGTAGCATCTAAGTTAGTATATAATCCTAAGATATCTAAAGATCATAATGCAATAGTAATGGAAAAACTTGGTGATTATCAATATCAACTAGCAGAAACAACTACTGGTGGAACACTCAGTTCAACGCCATGGGCAATTGCAAAGTCTTGGGAAGCAATGGCTATAGATATATTAGAAAACAGTTCAACATCACGACATGCTATCTATGTTGTGAATGACTAAGTGGTTTCAATGACATATAAAAGACCAGACTCACGTTATCCAGAAAATTGGAATAAACTGAGATGGGCAATATTTAAAGAATATGATTTTATATGTCAAAAATGTGGTAGATATAAAAAAGGAGACTTACATCTTCATCATAAAACCCCACTAGGTCTTGGTGGTACAAATCACAAAGATAATCTTATACCATTATGTTCTAAATGTCATATGAAAGAACACAAACTAAATAAGAGGAAGAGATATGTACGATGATTTAATGACACATACATGTTATAAACAGGCAGCAGTATCATCACAAAATGCATTTGGTGAGTGGACTGAATCATATACAACTGGAACAACTGGTATCGAATGTAGAATGAGTCCGTTAACAGCTGAAGAGAAGATTGCTGAATCTGGTAGATTCGATGATGTATCCTACAAAGGCTTTTTTAAGTCTGGAGCATCCATAACACTAACAGATAGAATTGTATATAGGAGTAATACATACAAAATTAAAGAGTTAACAAAAGATTCCGAATTCCATCATATTGAAACACTGTTGGTGGGTCTATGAGTAGAAGTAAACTTGGATTAGGTTTTGGATATGGAGTTAAAAAATCTAGTGCTTTAAATATATTGACAAATCAAATGAATCTAATGGATAAGACATTACAAGGTAAATCTATGGAAGTTGCAGAGCAAATACATAAGAGAGCAATGCAGAATCTAGAAAACTCTATGGCTGGTACAATGTGGGGACATTCAGCAGATGCTAGTCAAAGGATTGCTAACACAGTAAGATTTGAGCCGACTAAAGATGGGGTAGAGGTTATCTACGATTCTCCTCATGCAGATATTGTAGAGTTTGGATGGCATAATCCTGGTACACCTAAATACGTTACTGGTGGACCATTTGCTATTGGAGGACAACAAGGTGGTCCAATAACACTCTCAACTGGATTTGAAGTTCAGGCTGGGTATTTTTATCTTACTAAAGCAAAGATGGAAATGGAAGCAGAACTACCAAAACAGATGAAAGGCTTGTTTAGGAGTATATTAAGATGACAGTTGATACATTAAGTACTATTAGAAACTATCTGTGTAGTACATCGGCTGTTACTACTCTTGTACCTATAACAGATATTAGAGTTGGATACCAAACTGAATTAGTTAACTTTCCATCTCTAGCAATATATCAGATCGGTGGAACAGATGTAGGTTATATGGGATATAATAGGTCTACCTCTGGTAATAGATTAAGATTAGAAACTTCAAATATAAATGTAGATATAATATCTAGAACGAGTATGTATCACACATATCAGATTGCTGATGCAATCGTACCTGTGATGATTTCTGGAGGATGTAGAAAGATGCAGGATGTTGATCTATATGATACTGAAATGGAAGTGTATCGTAAAGTTTTGACATTCAGAAATCAACGACATCAAACAGATTAATTTATGTTAATTAAATGTTCCTATAAAATAAGTAGGTTATAAAAATGGCAGCAACTGTAACAGGTAAAGATGCAACCTTATATCTTAGACTTAGCACTGGTACATTATCAACTGGAGATGTTGAACTCTGGGCTATCTCAGATTTTTCACTTACACTTGATAGAGGTACGGTAGAACAAGAGCTTGTCGGACAAATTGGTAATTATTTTACTCAGGGATCACTCTCTGCAGAAGGATCAATTACTAATTGTAGATTCGCTGCGTCAGGAAATTCAGATATGCTAATGAATCTGGTAGATACAGATACATATCCATATTTGTCAATATCTGGCTCTGTTGGAGCTACAAATCCAATAAAATGGTATTTAGTATCTTGTCAAGTTACTAACTATGAAATCTCAATTGGAGATGCAGATACTATATCAGAACTTAGTGCAGATTTTACTGTGATGGACCCATACAACCTTACTTATGATACAGGGTTAATATCAGATCATAGCTAGGTGATATAAAATGGCAACAACTCCAACTACATACACTGGTGAAAGTGCAAGTATTTATATTGGTGGTTCAGGCCACAGCACTTTTGCTTTATCTGATTTTTCCTTGACTCTAAGTAAAGGTACTGTTGAACAAGAACTATTAGGAGAATCTGGTAACTATTTCGTTGCAGGTTCTATGTCAGTAGAAGGTTCAGCTACGGCTTGTCACATGACTACAGACGGTCTAGGTGTTCTATTAGAATCACTTCTAGGAAGTACTACAGTCAAGATATCAGGAAACATTGGTGCAAATTCACTCCATTTCTACTTTGCAAGTTGTCAAGTTACTTCATTCGACTTTTCGTTGGGTGATGGTGATACGATAACTGAAGGAAGCTTTGACTTCATTGTGTTATATCCATATTTGGTATCTAGTGTAACCCAACTTGGTGGTGGCGGCACTTACATATTCGATTATGCATACACATAAACAAGTAGAATAAGGAGAACAAATTTAAGGTGGAAGATAAACATATGGCTGAGAAAGAAGAAGTGGTAACAACGGCTAGCTCGAAAGAGGAAGCTATAGATAAGATAAAACAAGGAATGAAGAAACAAGGTAAGAAAGAGACCATGGATTACCAATCTCAAATAGCCACTAGAGATAAGATTGAGAGAGACTTTAAAGAGGATATTCTTAGAGTCTCTTTTTCTACATCTCCAGAGACTAAGAGAACAGTAAAGGCAACACGCCCAACACAAAGACAGATGATAACCATAATGAAGCTTACTGCAGAAGCAATGATGTATGAAAATAGAACAGACCAAAAATCTTTAGATAAGATGCTTAGTGTATATTCTGAACTACCAAAAGTAGCAGCAGAACTATGCGTTGACAAGTCTATGAATGAAGAGTTTTGGGTTGATCGAGTTTCATTCTCATCTCTGCAAGATTTCATTACTAACGTGATGATAAAAGCTCAGAGTGGTAGTCTTGAGGAAGGCGAGTTAGAATCCTTTCGTGAAGAGTGATTATGGTATTCTTGAATACAAGATTTGTGAATTCCTTCGATGTACACCAGACGAACTTGGAGACAAGCGAGAAAGGAATCCGATAGGAGTAGCTTTTCTTGAGCAAGCGATGATACATGAATATGCAGAGAAAGCGAAAGCTTACGAAAAGGCAAGGTCTAAGAGAAGATAATAATGTTATAATGTATTTCCTTTTTATGTTTTACTGTAATAAATAAATAAGGTGATAATTTGGTAGCCGTAGTACAAGTAGAAGAGATATCAAATGGTACAGGTATAGGCGATGCATATTTCACAGTGAAAGATGCATCTGGTAGTCCTAGTAGATATTATACAGCAGATAATTCTAGTTCATCATTAACTACAAATCCAATACCAATACCAACAGAGGACGCTGGTTATTCTGGTTCATATTGGAAAACTCATTGTATTAATGCAACATCTCCAGCAACTGAATATATCAAAGATATTAGATGGTATATTACTATAGCAAGTTCTAATGTAGGAGATCAGTGGCTTTTAGGAACAAGTGGTGATCTTGTTATTGGTATATCTAATAACACTATTGCTGAAGCAAAAGCATCAACACAAGGATTTCCATCTAGTGCTTACGAGCCTTCAGATGGTGTAGAAGGAACATTTGGTTATTTCATAACAGACGATTCTAATGGACATAGTTATTATAATGATGCAAGTACGTTATCTGGTGGAGCAACATCTACATGCGATTTTACTTCCCTTGCAGATGCATATTATGTACAAGCTGGTAACTTACAAGGAGTATCTGGTGGAAGATCTTATTGTATTGCAACACAGGTCATAGTTGGATCTGGAGCAACACAAGGTGTAAAGCCTGATATAACAGCGACGTTCGTTTACTCGGAAGTATAATGTTATACTGTTAATGTTTTATTTACGATGTTACACCAATAAAATGGAAAGGAGTAGAGATATACAAATCCCAAGTGATTCAAATGTCAGGAACAAGACCATTGGTTTATCATTGGATAGCTTATTACAATGATGGAACTAAATTAGACCAATTTAATAAAGATCTGTCAGAGAATGGCTTCTCTAAGATAGATAATAATAAGCTAAATAAAATAGGTTTATATCCTTTCTCTAAGAAATTAGCAGAGGGAATCACTAGATCAAATAGTAGTACAGTTGCCTTATCATTAGGATTTCTACCAGTATATGAATTAGAAATCAAAGATGGAGAAAGGCCTATATATTACAGAGACTGTTTTATTAGTCAAGAACAGTTTCATGTATGTAACTCTTGTAAGAAAGAGTTTAATTATGATGGTTATAATAATCACATAATAAAATATAAAGACGATCAATTAGGAATAAAATATAATGAAGTAGTACCAATATGTCCTAATTGTGGAGCTCATGATTACTTTACATGTAAATCTTGTGGAAAAGAGTTTCAGAGCTTTAACGAGGCATTACATGGGATGTGCCCAGATTGTGGGCGCTCTAAAGGATACCTAGGACAACATAATATTACATCTAAGCAATATTCAAGAGAGCGTAGATGGAATTATTATTACTTTGGTAAACAAAACACGATAAAAGGAACAAATATTAAATTCCTTATGAAGATCTCTGAAAGTGGAGATTGTGTTGTTACGTAGATTATAAATCAATAGACATTTAATGCACTAGTATTTTTTGTATCGCTTGAATGTATAAATTTATAATCGATGTTTAATTTTTCTGTAATTTAATTAGTTTATATAAGGATAATAGATTTATATGGCATGGAACACTAAAGTAAGTATCGGAGATGTAATAGGCTCTGGTAATCACAATGAAATGATAGATTGTGTCACAAATATTAGTAGTAATCGCATTTCTTCTAATGCATCTATTGATAAGTTGGGAGATGTTGATACTACGGCTGATTCACCATCTAGAGATGAAGTCTTAAAGTGGAATGGTACTAATTGGGTTCCTGCTTCTTATGATACTACATTTGAATTCTCTATAGCATCATTCTCAGATGGTGAATCTACTACACAGTTAATAGGAACTGGTGTATGGAAAGCTTCTGGTACGGTTGATTTTACTGCTACATATAACAATGGACCACCAGATAATGCAGTTGTTCAGTTATCGATTAATGGTGCTGGATATAATACAGTAAGTGATATGTATGATCCAAATTATGCATCTGGAACTAATATACCAATTAATTATCCAGCTGCAAAAGATCAATATTTAAGATTCAGAATTAGTGCTAATGCTAGTACTGATACAGATATAGAATATGAAACTTCGATATATTTTAGAAATTATGTTTACTGGGGTATTTTAGATCATAATAGTAGTTTTACTGAAGCTGACGTAGAAGGCCTAGCTGGCAGTCAAATTAGTAATGATCATACCTTATCAAATAAATCTGTAAATGTTACTGCTGGTAACTATTTAGTAGTAGCACACCCAGCAAGTTATACTGATTTACCAACTGGAGATGATTATGAGGATGATGGTGGTGGAACTGGATTTAGATTCGATGGTAAGACATGTGCATTTGATACAAAAGAAACTGTATCTATTACTAATAGTGCTGGATATACAGAGAATTATGATGTCTATGGGTCAAAAATAGCTAATCTTGGTAATCATACCTTATATACATACACTTCTAGACAAGAATTAAATACTATATATTATGGTGTTACATCAAAGACTGATACCTATACAGAAGCTGATGTTGAAGGATTAGCTGAATCCTCTACTACAAATACATATGATGGTACTGTATGGAATACATTATCTCCAGGAGCTGGAGAATATTTGTTATTTGCATTTCCAAAACGATGGGGAGAAAAAGGAACTTCTTATAGTTTCTATGATAATGGAACTGGGTTTGAGGCTTCTTTCCAAGATGCTGAGACTGTAAGTATAACTAATTCGTGTGGATGGACTGAAGACTTTTATGTATATAGGTCAGTTCAACCTAATTTAGGCTCTATTGATATAAGGAGTGATTAAGATGGCAATTGGATTAACTGATAAGATTGGACCAAAGAATGATGGTTTCACTGGAATGCTAGATGCTGACCAGATTATAGGAGCATCTGGTGGTGGGGGTTACTTACCTTCCTCTGCAATTTCTTCTAATGGTATATTTGATCATCATTTGAATCAAGCTTATTATTTATCATCAATGGGGTATGGACATTCTTCTAACCAAGACATACACTTTCCTTCGTCACAACTTACTGCATGGCTGGATAATGTATATTCACCAACTGGTCTAGCAAGTGATACCTCATCACAGGTAACTCTAGCAAGTGGTTTGTCTGCTACAGTTGCTATATATCATGATAATACAGCCTCTACGTTGTATTTATCAAATGTACCACAGAGTGTCTTGACATCTGGTTCTCAATACTATCAAGCATATTTGTTTTCTTCTAATTCTGATAGTTTTGATGCAACTCAGTACATGCTAAGCTCTACTATAATTTCTAATTACTATTTATCTTCATTAGGGAATTCTATATCTGGTACAATGAATTCTCATATAGGCAACACATCAAATCCTCATAGTGTAGATGCTACAGATGTAGGTCTAGAGAATGCTATGAATTCTGGAGTTTCATTTTTTGATGGTAGATATGCTCCTACTGGTTTAATAAGTGATCAATCATCACAAGTAACAC